TAGGTATGCCTTCTTTTCAATTGCCGTAAGTTTTGTATTGTTCATTTTGTAATACTCAACTCCAGACTTTCTGTAAATCTCAACATAGTTTTCAGTATCATACGTCCCATTTTTATAAATCTCTCGACTGTAAACTCTTATTGCATAATCAAGCTCTTCATGCTCATTATCAAGCCAGACAGGAATAACCTCAACTGAATTTAATCTCTTGAATCTTAATTTCCCTGTTTCATCAACATACAAAAATAACCACCCAAGTCCATTGTTGTAGACATCAGTGGTTACTCTTTTTAGTATTTTAAGGAAATTTTTATCAAACAGTTCATTTAATTTATTATCATATTCCTGATTCTCGCTTTTAATACTTGGAGTTTTAGAAATTATATAATTTACTTTTTGCTTTACCAATTTTTTATACTGGTTATCCACTATTCTATTATTTGGTAAATTGTGAATTTCTGTCAATTCACCATTTTCTCCGATAGCTGTTCTTTGCCTAAAAAGTATGTCATGTTTCCCACGATAATAATCATTCCCATCTTTCATTTCTCTATATTTCCGACTCGCAAAATACCACATTATAATATTTTCAACTTCGCTAAGATTGATATTCTGTTCTCCCATTTTATCTTTTCTCCTAAACAATTTCTTAATAAATTTAAACATTTTTTCTCCTTAATCAAAAGAAAATGTAGGGCCTTTTGAATAGCTCTCTAGCGCATATCTCATAGCATCCATTAAATGGTTAAAATCACCAACTGGTTTATTTATTGGATTATCAAATTTATCTTTATCCCACATATAATTTGATATTTCAGTTATAAAATTCACACATCTAGGATGGATAATAATTTTATAATCTTGTATATACTGAACTCCGTTGTTTATACTATCCTTACCTTTTCGTGACTTTCTTATACCTTTCAATCCTAAATCATAAAGTTCGTCAATTGACTTAGGCTCTTGACTATCTGCCACAATTTTTTCTTTTCCATAGCCTTTTCTGATAATCTCTTCAGCGATTTGACGGTTTTTCATTGCGTTTTTATAAATCTCGTCAAACACATAAATTTCCTTATTTGCTACATCAATCAGCCCACAGAAAAATGCTGACGGATCATTGGTATACCCAAAGTCTAGTCCGAAAGCTGATTTCACACCTTTACGTTTTGAAATTTCATTGACATCAAATTCTTTTTCTTCCCAGTTCTCATAAACAAGCCCTTCAACAATTCCCCAGTTTCCAAGCCCTGCCACCTGATAACGTCTAGGGTTATTTTTCTTCATATCCTCAAACAGTTTCTTGTCACTGTCGTCAAGCCATTCATTACACATGTAGTTGGTTGTCTTTGCCATTATATTTTCGTCTTCAACATCGAAAAATCTTTTTTTGAGCCAGTGCCGTTCGTTCCAAGGGTTAAACGTGAGTGTAATCTGCTTATATAAAGGCTCTTCAACAGTACCTCTTATACTTTCGTCAAGCATATTAAAATCCTGCTCCTTGTTTATCTCATAGGCTTCCTCAATCCACGCCCAGCATAGATTTCCAGTTTCAACTGTTATTGAAGTAACTTTAAGCGGATCGTCCAGTCCTCTAAATAGTATTTTCTGCCCTGTAGGAATATAAATTATCTCCAATGGACTTTCCTTAACTGACCAGTAATCCTGTACCCCTAATATATTTATAGCCCATTTCAAGTCTGTAAAGCAGCTGTCCTTTAACGTCCGATAAACTTTTCTTACCACAAGCAAGTTTGCCCCAGGATATTTCATCATTGAATAAATAAAAAATAATGACGTTGTCTTGCTTTTTTTACTCCCACGACTCCCTTTACAGACTCTGTATCTTCCTTTAAAATTCCAAAAATCCTTATACCCTTTTCCGACTAAATCAGGAAGTCTTATCTTTTTACTCTTCAAGTTCGCTCTCACCTACAATCATAACAGGCACAACTCCTTCAACTTCAACTTTATCTGTAAACAATCTATATCGTTTACCAAGCAATTCTGCCGATTTAATTCTTTCACGCAATCCAATTTGTTTTTTTATTTTCCTTGCCTCACTAGTTCCATCACCAGTCCCTTCAACAACTACGATTTCCTCATTAAGTTCACCTCTCATTGATTTGGTCAGAAACTCAAGCACTTCTTTGGCAGATGCAGTTCTTTCATCTTGCAGAATCTTTAATTTTTCATCAATATAGCTTTTTACACCAACTTTTGCCAAGTTTTCACTTGCTACGTTATTTAAATTTTTTCCTTTATACCCTGCCCTTCTGGCAGATTCTGTTGCATTCCCAGTTTCAATATAATAATCAGCAAATCTTTTTTGTTTCTCTGTCAATTTCATGTCAAGTTCTCCACCTCCTCAAAAATAATAGTGCCTTGCAATTCTAAGCGACTGCTGAATCACAAGGCGATATACTAAAAGTATTTATGAACAAAAAAAAGACAGCTCTTACACTGTCTTGGCAGTCCGATACTCAAAGGTATCAAGGACAAAGTTAAATTTTACAAAAATCTCAATATAACATATTATATCATATAAATGGGATATGTAAATACCACGTTTGGGACACCAATGGGACATTTTGTCAAGTGCCTAATCTAATAAAACCTCAGGGAATAAACTGTACTGTAATTTCTTAATCAGTCTTGTTCTATTTCTTCCTATTGTTCTCCTATCCACTTCAAAATCTTCAGCTATTTCATCAATAGTCCATTCCTTAAAATATCTGAGAATTATAATATCATAATACCCATCGTTTTTGATTCCTTCCAAAGCATTATCCACTCTAATAACTCTTTTTTCAAGTTTTGCATTCTCAGACTTTAAATGTTCTATCCGTTCTAATTCTAACTCTGGAAGTCCCTCATACTTTTTTAATCCCCCTTGGACATTTTCAACAGGCCTTACCTTTTTTGTTTCTCCTAACCCATTCTCTAATATTTCTTTGACACGCTCATTGTTTCTTTCAATAATCTTTTTGTAATTTGGATAAGCTCGAAGTAATGCTTCGGTTTCTTTATATTTATCAGCTTTATTTATCTTTATTAATTTCTCTGCTACTCTATCAGCAATTTTGTCTATTTCTTTTTCCGTCATTTACTCCTCCTCTATTAACATTTCTATATATTTTTTAGCTTTTTTCAAATCTTCAATCCCGTTCTTCTTATTTGCCCTGAGTGCATACTTAATAATATTTCCGTGACAAAAACTTTCAAAATCAGTAACTGTTGCTTTTATCACATCAATTACTTCTACATCCAATCCATCCAATTTATAATGACTCGGATTATTTACCATATCATATTCTGGCATAAATCATCCCTCCCCTCAATAATTTCTTTTAACTTCGGTTCTTCAAACACTTCACTTTTTCTTATTTTGCCTTTTTTAGCTCCTTTCGTGTAATAAACAGGTTGGCCATTCTTATCTAATTTTGTCATATTAGAACGATGAACTTCTTTAAATGCTAAAAGAAATATTCCATTAAAATTATTTTTTTCAATCTTATCATATATCTCTACCAATTCTGAGTCCATTGAGTCAAAGTATAGTATTCTCGCAACAAGGTCGGCATTTCCTTTACATTGCTCTAATAATGTTCCTATATACACATAAGCCATATCCACAACTGCATCTAGTTTCCCCACCGTATCATTTTCTATCTCTGCTTTCATGTACTCCGTTTTCTCTTCCATAAGCAGTAAATCTCTTAAATGACCTCTCTCCTCTGTCATATCCTTATTTAAAAATTCTTCCTGCTTGAAAGCCAAATAAAATTCCTTGACCATTTTAGCCATCATTTCCCATTGTTCCATCTATCCTTCCTCTCTTTCATCCCATTCTAAACTACATTTTTTCATATATTCTAAATATTTCTTGGCTTCTTCTTCTGTTTCAAAATAATTCCCAAAATCATACCTTGCCTTATCTTCATTATAATCCCAATCAATATCCCCACAAATCAGACAGTGGTCGTCTATATAAAAATAGTCTTCTCCTATGTTCGCTCTCCATTTTTTCTCAACACCATATTTCTCATTGACAGCTTCCACCTTGTATTCTATTATCCTTTTAACTACATCGTTGCAGATGTTTACAGTGTTGTCCAAATCAGAAGACTTTAAGTACAAGTAATTATTAAATGTCACAAAACTGGCATCAATAAATAAAGTTGACATTACTTTTAATTCATCATCCCTGAAATTGCCAAGATTTAATACTTCCTCATTTTGTTTTCTAATCCTCCAGGCCCATTTATCCCAAACAGGCATAAATTCTATTTCCAATACACTTTCCTTTTTCATTTTCCTCCTATTATTTTAATATTAATTAATATTCTAATAAATCACAAAATACAAAATTCATCCTTATTTTCAAG